GGTCTCTTCTACGACCATGTTGCGGCCGCTGACCCTGAGTCGAAGGACAAGATCCCGCCGTTGTCGCACCGTGGCCAGGAGGCTTTGACGCTCGCCGCGCACACCGCCGCGCAGCGTTTCTACGGCGACGGGTGGTACTGGGACCGGAAGAACAGCCCTCAGGATGCCGCGCCTCTCGTGGCTGCCACCGAAGCATTGTGGGATTTGCTTATCAATGTTATAAAGGGCAATACGACATCCATATATTCCGACGGACCGGTCGAACTATTTTGAGGATGGGGTTCATGGCAGGAGTTGACCGAGAGCTGCGACGGCTCATCGGCGAAACGATCGTCGTACCCCTCGACAGCGGGTCTGCTCGCGGCGTGCTCAAGCACGTCGCTCCGGGCTGGATCGTGCTGGCGGAATGCCAGACGAAGGACGGTCCGATCGATGGGCAGCTGATGCTCCGGTTGCCACTTCCCTGGGTGCAGGTGGTTCCATGAGCACGGTGTTCCAAACGTTGGGCGCACTCGCTGCCCACAACACTGGGAACACCGTGCTCGATGTCGTTGATCCTGGTGTTCCGCTGGTCGATTACGACGCCACCGACGTCACCAGCGTGCAGGCCGTGTGGAAGACACAACCCGCGGTCCGCAAGGTCACCTCGTTCATTGCGTCCAACATCGCTTCCATCCCGTTGCATGTCTACAAACGAGTTGACGACACGGATCGGCAGCGGATCACCGAGGGACCTCTGTCCGATCTTCTCTCCGACCCGACGCCTCGAATGGGCGCATATCGGTTCTGGGAGCGGGCGATCCTGGACATGCTGCTCTATGACCGTTGTGCCCTCATGGTTGTCCCCGCTGGGAACGAACCCGCCCAGCTGGTCCGTATCCCGCCGCGGCGGTTCAAGTTCGTCTCCGACGGGCTGGATCGGGTCACGGCCATCCGTGTCAGCAACGGTAAGGGTGAGACCGAGGACCTGGACCCGGAGAGATTCCTGTTCGACGTCGGGTACTCGCAGTCCAACGGTAAGGGTCTGTCCCCGATCACGACTCTGTCCGCCCTTCTCAAGGAGGCTTCCGAGGCGGTCGCCTACCGCCGGGCCATTATGGAGAGGGCCGCTCAGCACTCGGCATGGGTGAGCCGTGAGGCGGCATGGCCAGACCGTAACGCTCGCAACAACTTCCTGGAGTCCCTGCGCGCTTTTAAGCGGGACGGCGGCCGCTCTGGCGGGACGGTGCTCTTGGACGAGGGCATGGAGTGGCATGACCGGGAGTTCAAGCCCACCGATATCAGCGATCTCGAGTCTCGTACTTTGACGAACATCGAGGTGGCCGGGGCCTACCACATCGCCCCCGAGCTGCTGGGGGATCGCCCGGGTACCTACTCGAATATGGCCGCCCACCGTCAGGCGCTCTACCGTGATGCGCTCGGACCGTACATCGCGGCTTGGGAGCAGATGGTTGCTCCGTTGGTGGACATGCTTCAGCCGAATCAGAAGCTCTACATCGAGCCGTTCGTTGACGCCAAGCTCCGTGGCTCCTTCGAGGAGCGCGCCTCCATCATGCAGACGGCGACGGGCGCCCCCTGGATGACTCGTAACGAGGCTCGCGCCAAGGATAACTTGCCCGCTGTCCCCGACGGGGATGAGCTGATCGTGCCGTTGAACGTTCTCGTCGGCGGCCAGGCGTCCCCGACGGACTCCGGTACACAGAACGAGGAGCCGACGTCCGAGCCGGACCACGGTGAAGAGCCCAGTGATCTCGATTCCGCGAAGCCGAAGGCAGATCCGCAAACCCGGCAGATCAAGGCGCGCTCCCTCGAAGGGAACTGGGTCAAGAAGGCCGAGGAGCTGCTGTCCAAGCACTACGACCGCCAGAAGCGGGCCATACTCCCCGCGCTGGGGGCCAAGGCACCGCAGTGGTGGGACCGGGACCGCTGGAACCGTGAGCTGGCCGATGATCTGTACGCCTTGGCCTCGACCTGTGTGGATCAGATGGGAGCCGACGCTTGTCGCCAACTCGGATTCGACCCATCCGAGGACTGGGATCGTGACCGCACCCTCAACTATCTGAAGGCAGTCACGAAAGCTCGCGCCAAGTGGGTCAACGACGCCACCTACCGGCAGATCAAGGCCGCCCTCGGCCACGATCCTGAGGAGAGCTCTCCTACGCCGGTTGCCGATGTGTTCGAGCGAGCCAAGGACCAGCGGGCAGCCGCTGGGGGCGCGGCGTTCATCGCCGCCATGTCCAGCTTCTCCGCTGCGGAGGCCGCCAAGCAGGCCGCGCCGGGTCGCACCACCAAGACATGGGTGACAGGCCGCAACCCTCGACCAACCCATCTGGCCATGAACGGTGAGACCGTACCCACCGGCTCGCTCTTCTCCAACGGGCTCACCTGGCCCGGTGACCCGTCCAGGGGACCCGACGAATGCGCCGGGTGCAACTGCTCCATCAACATTGAACTTCCTCTCACGCCGTAAGGACACTGGAATGCACTACAAAGCTGCCGGAGAAGCCACGGTGACCGATGACGGCGCCGGGTTCGTTGGCTACGCCTCTACCTGGACTCGTGAGCCCGACTCCTACGGCGACGTCGTTGCCAAGGGGGCGTTTTCTCGCACCTTGAAGGAGTGGGAGAAGCGTAAGGCCCCCATCCCGGTTCTGTGGGGACACCGCATGGATGAGCCGGGCTTCTTCATCGGTCACGTCCGGGAGGCCGTCGAGGATGACCACGGCCTGAAGGTCACGTGTGCTCTGGACGAGGACTCCGACAACGCCCAGCACGTGCGCCGCCTGTTGAAGACCGGCACCGTGGGGCAAATGTCTTTTGCCTTCGACATTCGTGATGACGCCACCGTTGAGCTGAAGGGCCGTAGCGCCCGGGAGCTCCGGGATCTCGACCTGTATGAAGTGTCCGTCGTCCCGATCGGAGCGAATCAGGACACATCCATCGAAGCCGTCAAGGCGCAGCCCACTGATGCCTTGACGCCGGAGGAGATCGCGAAGATCCGTGAGCTCCTCGCCCGTGAGGAAGACGTCCCGGAGGAGGGGGAGCCTTCGGACGACACCGAGGAGCCCCCCAGCGACGGGTCTGCTGACGGAAACACTGAGCCCGACGACGAGGCCGTCGATGACGGTAAGGCGCCGAGCCCTGTGGAGGCCGCCGCGCAACTCAATATCACCATCACCGCCCTACTTGGGCAGGAAGGAGCCACAGCATGACGAAGCTTGCTGAGGCACGTGCGGAGGCCGTCAAGAAGGCCCTTGCCGCGCAGAACATCATGAATCAGGCCGGTGCCGACGTCACCCACGACCAGATCAAGGCCGTGGAGAACGCCGTTGCCGAGGTCAAGGAGATCGACTCTCGTATCGCCGCCTCGAAGGGCGCGCTCGACGCCGTCAACGCCCTGGCTGAGTCTGGTCTCGATCTGGAGGACAACTCCTACGAGCCCGGCGACGGGTCTGGTATGGAGAAGGCCGGCACTTTCGGTGAGCGCTACGTCAAGTCGAGGGCCTTTTCCAGCTGGCATAAGTCTCACCCGTCGGGTCTGGGAGACGGCTCGAATTTCTCGCTCCCCAAGGTCAAGATCGGATCCCTGGATGAGTACTTGGTTGGTCGCAAGGCCAACGGCGCCACGCTCGGTACTCCGGTCGCCCACATCCAGACGATTCGTTACCCCACTGTTGACATGGTGGATCGCAAGCCACTGACGCTTCTCGACGTCATCGGTCACGGACAGATGGCGGGCAACTTCGACTACGTCCAGATCACGGCGGTTACCAACAACACGGCGATCGTTCCTGAGAACCTGCAGGATTCCGACCCGCTGAAGCCGACGTCGGACATGACGACTAAGCTGGCTGACTGTAAGGCGTACACCTTCGCGGATGGTTACGTTGTCACCAACCAGCTGCTCTCCGACGCTCCCGCTTTCGCGTCTTACATGAACACCGCGGTCACCTACAACCTCGACTCCACGATCGAGGACAAGGTGCTCAACGGTGCCGGTACCAGCGAGCCGATGGGCATCCTGCACACTACCGGTGTTCAGGAGCAGACCTACACGGCTGCTGAGGGCGCTATGGATGTTGCCAAGGCCGCCCGTCGGGGCATCTCCAAGGTTACCCAGGTCAACGGCATGACGACTGCTGTCGTGCTGAATCCGGAGGATGTTGTTGAGCTTGACCTGATGCAGGACGCTGACAAGCGTTTCTACGGTCTCGGTCCGTTCGGTACGGGTCCTCGCACCCTGTGGGGTGTCCCGGTCGTCGAGAGCGCCAGGATCACCAAGGGCCAGGCGATCCTCGGTGACTTCAACCAGGTTCAGCTCCTCGACCGTGAGGGTCTGGCAATCGAGGCGTTCAACCAGCACCTCGACTTCGCGGCTCGTAACCGGGTCTACGTCCGTGCCGAGCTGCGTGCCGGTGTTGTCATCTGGCGCCCGAACCGCCTCGTCGTGGTGAAGGCTGCCTGATATGTCGCATGCAGTCAGGATGGTGACCATCCGAGGAATCCGTTACCGCTTCGAGGACGCGGACGATCTCGGTCTGCTGACCGACCCGACTGCCCTCGAATCCGGCGAGGAGCCGGGGCGTGTCCTGTCAACCGGCACCGCTAACCCCGAGAACACGGAGGC